AACAATTAGATAAAGCTCAAAAAGATATAGAAAAATTAAAAGACAAACAACGGGAGTTTGCTAATGGAAACGGTTATTAGTAGTGTTGTTGCTCTTTGTATGTTTATTGCAGGAGAATTGCAAGAACACAGAATACAAAAGTCTATGTCTGATTGTTTGAAGGGAAAACGCCTTGCGGAACGTGATATAAATGTTAATATTCAATACATGTGCGGAACTGTAGATGCAGAGCTTGAAAAAAATATAGATGGTAGTATAAGTATAAAAAGAATTATAAAACCAAAATAATGAACCTTTCCAGGAACTTTACTTTATTAGAATTAACTAAATCAGATACTGCAGTTAGAAAAGGAATTAATAACAATCCTTCTGCCGGTCAGATAGAAAATTTAAAACTACTTTGTGAAAATATTTTACAACCCGTTCGAGATCATTTCGGAAGAGTTAAAGTGACCTCTGGTTTTAGATCAGAAGAACTATGTTTAGCTATAGGTAGTTCGGTAAACTCACAGCATGCTCAAGGCTGCGCAGCCGATTTCGAATGTGTGGGTGTGGATAATGCTGAAGTTGCAGATTGGATTAAAAAAAATCTAGAAACAGACCAATTGATTTTAGAATACTATACTCCAGGTGAACCAAACTCTGGATGGATTCATTGTAGTTGGGTTCCTGTAAATAGAAGAGAACAGTTTATGTTAGCCTACCGGTCAGAAGGTAAAACAAAATATAAACCAATAATAGGAAAGGCAAAAGATTTAGTATGAAATCGATAAAGATATTTAATAAAATAGACACCGTTCATGGTTTTTGTGAAGAGTGTCAGGAAGATGCTATTTTAGTAGCTATTGTTTCAGATTTTTATAGATGCACTAACTGTGGTGCTGATATCAAACAACATATTAATGGCCGAATAAGATATATGCAATTGACAGATTCTGATATAGAATATATCAAAACGCATGGCCAAACAAAAATTTAAAGAATTTACACCCAGACCAAAACCTCGTAAACGTCCCGGACGTCACAAGAAAAATTTAAATAAGGCAGAAAAAAGGCACTATAAAAAATATAATGGACAGGGCCGATCATGAAATGGGTTCTAACTTTATATGTTTGTTCCGTTTTAAGCGGAGAATGTGTTACACCTAAACAAGAACATTTTAGTTATAAAACAGAATATGGTACACATTATGGTTGTGTACGAGCAGGATTAGGGGATTCTTTTGAATTAATGTTTAATGGTGAAAGTCTTTCTGCAAACCAAATTGAAACCTATAAACTATATCCAAAATTTACTTGTATTACCGAAAAAGAAAATAAAGAAGACACTTGACATATTATTTTATTATCCTATATTTGTAACTTAATAAATATGAAAGGAAATAGTATGACTGATTATACTAAATATAAAAACATAACTGTTGATGACAGCACTTATGTAACAGTCACTAAGCTTCAGGACCATATGGTACCTGATATGAAAATATCTAGAAGCGAAGTAATAAGACAACTAGTTAAAGAGAAAGCGAGAAAACTAAATGGTAAATTTAAACCTAGCCGATAAAAATACGAAAGTATTATACGAAGAAGTAAAAGACCCAACTCAACAATTGTGGAGAGCGGTTTTAAAACAAACTTTTGAAGATGCATTCCTACCACGTAAATTGCATTTATGTGATTATGAAAAAAAAGATGCAGTTAATTTTGTAACAACACGATCAGAAAATTTTGATGTGGTTTGTGAAATGGCAGGGTTGAATCCTAGTTATGTTTGGGATAAATTACAACAGTTTAGAAATAATAATGAGAAAGTTGCACATGTCTTTACGATGGTTGGATAAAAAAAGAATTGTATCTTTTTTGTTAGATACAAACTTTGATGAATCACCTGCAAGAGTTGCTCATAAAGCAGCGACATTATTTGAAGTAGTTTTTGAATCAGATGATTCTTTAAAAAAACTTAAACAAGAACTTAAGAAAGGAGAAGGCGATGTTTGGGAAGATTATATGCGAAGAGTGCAAGGGTAATGGTTATAGAATGATCTGGAAAGATACAGATGAAAAAGAAAAAATTGCAATTGATTGCAATGCTTGTAACAATCAAGGTGAAATAGCTATTGGTCCAGACGATCTAGATTTAGATATTACACCAGAAAGGACACAATGATGGACGAAGCTCGATTTAAAAACATACAAAAAGAACGTGATCTATTGTCCGTAGCTCATATTCGAAAACTTGAAGAAGAAATAGATATGTTAAGAAAACAAAAAATATATCTGCAATCACAATTAAGGAAGAAACATGACACCAAAACAACAGCGATTAAATAATTTAAAAAAAGCACAATTAATTGTGAAAACTAAAAGATATGGGTTTGGATTATTTTTTATAGCAATGGTTATCTTATCAATCTCATTAATATTAGGAGCACTTAATGGATAAAGTATATTATGCAAATGCGGTTTACGGTAAAGAAGAAGTAAACGCTGTAAATAAAGTTTTAAAAAATCATCTAGCCCTTATGGACGGGCCTCTAGTAAAAGAGTTCGAGCAGCGAGTGGCGAGGGTCTTTGGTAAAAAATATGGAGTGATGGTTAATTCTGGATCATCTGCTAATTTAATAGCACTAGCATCTTTAGATTTACCAAAAGGTGGAGAAGTCATTACACCGGCATTAACATTTGCAACAACAGTTGCACCTATTTATCAATGTGGATTAATTCCTCATTTTATAGATGTTGAATACGCTGAATTTATTCCAAACGTAGAAGCAATTACTGATGCAATTAATTCTAAAACAGTTGCAATTATGATTCCAAACTTATTAGGAAATGTATGTGAATGGAAAGAAATTCATAAAATTGCAAAAAAAAACAAATTAAAAGTCATTGAAGATTGTGCGGATACCATTGGATATAAGTATTATAAAAGTAAAGATGGCACAACAGGTAAGTATAATGATTTAGTTACTACAAGTTTTTATGCATCTCATATTATTACTGCAGGTGGACAAGGTGGAATGGTATGCACTAATGATAAAAAACTTTTAGATAAATTAAAATTACTTAGAGGTTGGGGAAGATCTTCCGCTGTATTTAATGAATCTGAAGACATAGAAAAAAGATTTAATACTAAAGTTGATGGTATTGATTATGATTCTAAATTTATATTTACTGATATTGGTTATAACTTTTTACCATCAGAAATATCTGCAGCATTTGGTTTAGAACAATTAAAAAAATTGCCAAAATATAAAAAAATAAGACAAAGAAATTTTGAAGCATTAAGAGAATTTTTTATGCCTTATTCAGATTATAGATGGGTAGAAAGAGTAGGTTGGGGTACTCATGCAGATACACCGTGGCTCGCTTATCCATTAGTATTAGATAGTCAAGCACCTTTTACTAGAAAAGAAATGCAAATACATTTTGAAAAAAATGGTATTCAAGTCAGAACTATTTTTACTGGTAATATTACTCGACAACCTGTTATGAAAAATAAAAAATGGAAAGGTAATAAAGAATTTCCAACAGCAGATGACGTAATGAGAAATGGTATGTTGATTGGAGCCCATCAAGGTATGTCATTAGAAGAAGTGGATAGAGTTAAAAAAGTATTTAATGATTTAGCTAGAAAATATAAATGGGAAAATAATGCCTAGAATTTGGACCCACATAGCCTGGGACAATACAGGTCAAAAAGATTTAGGCAAAGCTTATAACGCTTGCATTAGTCAACATGCAGATGAGGATTGGGTTGCTTTCTTAGATCACGATGCAATGCTTACTACAAATGATTGGTATCTACAGTTACAACATATCATTGAACACAATCCTAATTGTAAAGGTATATGCTCAAGAGTAAATAGAATGAATACCTTTGAACAAATGGTAATTGGTATAGACCCATATAACTTTGATTATAGTTATCACAGAAATTTAGGAAAATTTTTAGCAAATAAATATAAAAATGAATCTAAAACTGTAAAAAATAAAGGTCATATGTCTGGTGTATTTTTCGCTGTTAATGTTGGTGTAATGAAAAAACTTGGAGGTTGCCCTGAAACAGGACAACAATTAGGTGTAGATAATTTAACTCAAGCTAAAATTGTTGAAGCAGGTTATGAGTTTAGAGTTGCAAATGGTATATATGTTTTTCATTGGTATAGAGCAGATAAACCCTACGAACATTCAAAAAATACTTTACAACAATTAGAGGCTGCTCATTATAATTCTATTAGGTTAACATAATGCTTGATCACCATACTTTAAATAAAATTAAACTTGAGATTAATAGACAAATCACTAGTGTTAAAGAACATATTTGCTATGGGGTTGATTCGGTTGAAAAATTAATGTATGCTCGAGGCAGACTCAGCGCTTTAGAAACGCTGCTTCAGGATATTAAAAACCTGCAAAAGGAGGATAACGATGGTACAATTGATAAAACCTAAACTTACAGATTTCGGAAACGAAAAAGTAAAAGAAGAGGTTAAATCACAGATTCCAACAGATCCCAAAGGCATCAAAGAATATCTTGAAATCATACCTAACCCGGTCGGTTACAGAATGCTAGTTAGACCTTGGTCTGGCCAAGCAAAAACAAAAGGTGGTCTTCTTTTATCAGACGAAACTCAAGATAAGATTCAAATGACAACTGTCGTTGGTTTAGTCGTTAAGATGGGTGACCTTTGTTACCAGGACAAAGAAAAATTTCCAAACGGTCCTTGGTGTAAAGAAGGCGAGTTTGTCGTTTATGGCAGATACGCTGGAAGTAGATTTCAAACTAAATATGGTGAACACCGTATTCTCAATGATGACGAGATCATAGGAACTATAAACAAGCCAGAAGATATTCTCCATTTATTTTAGTAAAGGAGGATAAAAATGGCAGAAGTAAAAGACTACAGTGCAACAGCACTATTAGCCAAAGAGAAAGAAGTTGAATTAGATACAGACGGATTCAAAGATGAAGACGTTGAAGTAAAAGAGGAGACTAAAAAAGAAACTGAACCTAATTTAAATTTAGGTGAAGTTGATCTTGAATATACAGATCATTCAAAATCAAAAGAAGAGAAATCAGATAAACCTAATATAGAAGTTACTGAAGATGAACCAGTGGCTCCTAAAAAAGTTAAAGAAAAATCTGATGATGAAGACAAAGAAGAAAAACCAAACCTTAATGAATCTAGAAGAGATTATCAAAAAAGAATTGATAAACTTGTTTTCCAAAAGAAGGAAGCTGAAAGAAGAGAAAAAGCAGCTCTAGAATACGCTAAGGGAATACAAAAGAAATTTGACCAAACCTCTTTGAAGTTTAAAGAAACTGATGAACAGTATCTTAAAGAACTAGATGCAAGAGTTGATGCACAAAGAGAGCAAGTCAAAGTAGCTCTTCAACAAGCTATCGAAAGTCAAGATGCTTCTAAAATTATGGAAGCAAATGATAAGTTAACTCAACTAGCTGTCGAAAAAGAAAAGGCTAGATTAGAATTAGCTAATCGTGAAAGACTTAAAAAGCAAGAAGAAGAGCAATATAAACAACAACAAAACGTACAAGCTGAAACCTCAAACACAGCTGAATCTTCGCAATCTACACCACAAATAACGCCTAAAGCTAAGAAATGGGCAGAAGAAAATACGTGGTTTGGAAATGATGAAGTTATGACTAATGCTGCTATTACTATTCATAACAATGTTACCCAAGAGGGTATTGAAGTGGACAGTGATGAGTATTATAATGAAGTTAATTCAAGACTAAGGAAATATTTTCCAGAAAGTTTTGATGACACTAAAGACGAGCCTAAAAAGGAGAAACCGAAACCCGTCCAAACGGTTGCCTCTGCTGGTCGTAGTCAACAAGGACGCAGAACTGTGAAACTCACCAAGTCACAGGTAGCTATTGCTAATAGATTAGGGGTGCCACTAGAGGAATACGCTAGATACGTGAAGGAGGATAAATAGTATGAGTACAATTAAGAGAACTTCACGGGAGTCAGATTCAAAAGCTTCAAATGAGGCTAAGAAGACATGGACTCCACCATCCAGTTTGGATGCACCACCTGCACCGAACGGGTACGCCCATAGATGGATACGTACATCCGTTCAAGGTTTTGAAGATACAGCTAATGTATCTAAGAAGCTTAGGGAAGGTTGGGATTTTGTTAAGGCCGATACTATTACAGAAGAAATCGGAACTAATAAATATCCTTACTATACCGAAGGTAAATATCAGGGTTGTATTGGAATTGGAGGCCTTGTGCTGGCAAGGATACCGGTTGAGATACTGGAAGCTCGCGCTGCTTACTTTAATAGAGTAACGCAAGATAGAATGAACGCGGTTGACAATGATCTCATGAAGGAACAGCACCCGGATATGCCTATCAATATTGATAGACAGTCCAGAGTGACCTTTGGTGGTAGTCGCAAAAAATAAATTTGCAATATCTACCGGGTCTTAAAATAAACTGTTAAAGGAGAAACATAACTATGGCAAACGTACTTGAAAAGTTTGGTCTAAGACCATACAGAAAACTAGACGGTACACCATTAGTAGGTGCTCAAAATAGATACACAATTGCAAGCGGTCACACTACTGCAATTTTCCAAGGCGATATGGTTATTCCATTGGCTTCTGGAAATATTGATAGACATTCTGCTGGTGGTACTGTACCTATCGTGGGCGTTTTTAACGGATGTTTTTACACAGATCCAACTACTCAAAAGCCGACATACAGAAATTACTACCCAGGTAGTATTGCAGCTTCGGACATCACAGCATTTGTTGTTGATGACCCAGATGCAGTATTCCTAGTAGATTCTGACTCGACTTTTACGAGAGCAAATCTGTTTGCTAACTACGATGTTACAAACACTACTGGTGTTACACAAACAGGAATATCTAAATGTCAGTTAGATCACTCAACTGGTGATACAACTAACACTTTAGCATTAAGAGCAATTGATATTTCGCAGGATCCAGATAACTCTGATACTTCGACATCAAATGCAAACATTCTTGTTTCAATCAACAACCACTTCTATAGAAGTACAACAGGTATATTATAAGGAGTATAAATTATGGCTATATCACGATCACAACTAGTTAAAGAACTAGAGCCAGGTTTGAACGCCCTATTCGGCCTGGAGTACAATAGATACGAAAATCAGCATGCTGAAATTTTCGTAACTGAAACATCTGACAGAGCTTTTGAAGAAGAAGTAATGTTAAGCGGTTTCGCTTCTGCACCAACTAAACAAGAAGGTGCTGGAGTAGTGTTCGATCAAGCAGGTGAAACTTTCACAGCTAGATACAACCACGAAACAATTGCTTTAGCATTTGCTATCACTGAAGAAGCAATCGAAGATAACCTATACGATAGATTAGCTGCAAGATACACAAGAGCTCTTGCAAGATCTATGGCTAACACGAAGCAAGTTAAAGCTGCAAACATCTTGAACAATGCGCAAGTAGCTGCTAATACAGGTGGAGACGGTGAATCCCTAATCGGAAACGCTCACCCACTTGCTACTGGTGGAACTTTCTCAAACGTTCTTGCAACTGCTGCAGACCTTAACGAAACTTCACTTGAGCAATCGTTAATCGATATCGCTGGATTCGTAGACGAAAGAGGATTAAAAATCGCTTCTCAAGGTAGAAAAATGATAATTCCAAAAGAATTACAATTTACTGCTGAGAGATTGATGAAAACTCCTCAAAGAGTCGGAACAGCTGATAACGATATCAACGCAATCGTATCAATGGGAATGTTACCAGAAGGATACAGAGTTAATAACTTCTTATCTGACACTGATTCATTCTTTATTTTGACAGACATCCCTAACGGATTAAAACACTTCGTTAGATCTCCGATCAAAACTGCGATTGAAGGTGACTTCGATACTGGCAACGTAAGATTCAAAGCTAGAGAAAGATACAGCTTCGGTTGGTCAGACCCTAGATGTATATTTGGTAACGGAAACTTACCAACTAGCTAATAAATACTAACTAGTATTACTTAAAGGGGCGGTGTTCACATCGCCCCTTTTTTTATGTATAATAAAAATACCTAGAATTAATAATTTTGTAGACTGGCTAGGCAGACGGTATAGAGACTACAAAGTTTAACCGCTATACAGGAGACTATTATGGCAAACACAACTTTTTCAGGACCGGTCATATCCAAAAATGGAT